GAAGTTGGATCCCACTCTTTACCCGGTAATTGCATAATATTTTCAGATGTTGTATATGTTCCCTGAACAACTCTAAGCAAAACATTTGAAACAGGTGTTTTATTAGATCTAATGGTTACAATCGGATAATGTGATTTTAAATAAGAACGCAAATATTCTCTTGTACTAATATAAGGGTAAGAAGTAGCAACAACACTTAAATCTAAAGTAAAATTATAAGGAGCACTTTTATTTGCAGAGGTCAATTGAATTTCTTGTAAAAAGTTTAAATGATGATTTTCTCTTGGATTAGAAGAGTACATCTGTCCATAATACTCTGAAGGAGCTTTGGAAATTGGATTATAAGAATATTCAAAAATTTGCTCTTCAAATACAATGTCCTCTAACATAATATCATATGGATTACACAAATGCATTATAGTATCACAAAAATTTTGCTTCATAACCTTTTTGTTATAACCACAAATCTTCGCAAGTAAAAAGTCATTTACAAAACAATTGATTTCAAATCGTCCCCCAAATGAGGATACTATCACATATTTAAAAATTTTACCCTCTTTACTATAACTATGATGTACATTTATTAAATTTGAACAACTATAATGTTTAACTTCATTAGGCAAATGATCAGTAAAAATTGTCATAGTAGTATTACCACACTTAATTTCTTTTGTTCGTGTGGTAGTACTATGTGCTACTCTATTAATTTCAAAAACTTCCATTTGTTCTTCAAAATTTGTAATAGGAGTTGCTCTAAAAAGCGGAGCTTTATCTGTATAAATTATAACTAAGTTAATTTGACTCTCACAATCATAAGCTGTTTGTGTAACTACGGCATTTAAAGAATAAACACCAGCAGGTATCAATGCTCCTGATTGTAAAAGTGAAGAAGTTCCTGTTATCGAATTATTTTCAAAAAATTGAGTTGTATCACATTGCAAAGAGAAAAATGAAGCTTCTGTTTCCAAAAAGTTATCTATTGTTACATAAGATTCTTCAGCTAAAGTTAAAGTTCCTAAAGAAGTTGTTGCAATTGGTACTGTTACACCTTGTGCAATTAAAGCAAAAGATGTTGAATTTGGTTCTACAAGAGTTGAAACAGGAGTCGGTACATATTGTTTAAATTTATAGGGTGCAAAATAATAATTAATTTGCAAAGGAATATCACTTCCATCAGAAGATACTAAAGATGATACAGGTCTAATTATTAAATAACCAAAAGTGTCAGCATTGGCACTTGAAATTGGAGTACATAAAGTATAAGCTGCATAAGGCAAAAGAACAAATATTTCATTTTGTTTTGAAGGGTTCCAATTAAATCCAATTTCATTTAAATGACGATTTCCAGAAGTGCTTAATAAGTCAAAAGATCTAGAAACCCAATAATTTTGAGATTGCATAAGGCCAGGTTTACAAATTAATCTAACAAGTGCATGTCCATTAAAATACATATAGGGTCTAAGGTAATATTTAGTTCGTTCAGAAAATTTTGGTGACATGGTAACTGTGGGATTACCAGAAACTGGTATACTAGTTAATTGATGGGACCAAACATGCCCTGATTCAGGCATATCCAATCCGGGTAAAAAGTCATATTTAATAGGTTCTATAAACTCCTCATCTGCCATAATAATTACTGGTTTCATCCCTGAAGGGGTCATTAAATTTTTTATAAAACGGGCATTAGTTATTCCAGGTGGCATATCAACATCAATAGCTTGGTCCGTAATCTGAGATTCAGAAGTACGTATCAATTGCGTATGAGCCAATATGTCTGGTGAATTTACAGGCAAAGTTTTTGGTTTTGATTTTTCAACATTATGAGAAGGAGTTTTCAAATCTTTCTTAGGAGAAACAGAAGGTTTCTCAACTTTACTTTTAGTAGGTGAGCTTGAAGAGCTCTTACTGGTTGAAGCGGGGGTTGTTTTGGCACTTAGTGCCTGAGCAGTACTCGTTGGAGTCTTGTTCATTATTACTAAATTTAGTACCTTAAAATTTTAGAAAGCCTAAGCATTTTCGTAACGCTGTAGAAGGTCTTTACGACAATCACTGTAGGATGGGTTAAGCCCTGAAAATCTCCTATTGTGTTTGAAGCTTGATAAACGGATTCCCTTTCTAATACCTGCACGAAAGTGTGCAAAATACTCTGGTCCATGTTGACTAGCTTCGAGAAAAGCTTCATAAATATTTTGATAATGGGTTTCATAATCAGAAGGATTAATACAAGTCCAATTAAATTGACCTTCGATGGATTCTTTTTCAATAGGGGATAAAACAATTAAAGGTGAAATTACATTAAATTTACGTTTAAGAAAAGAAACTTCAGTTATTGGTTTTACAGCTCCATGTTCAGTTTTTCCGGCATCAGTATAGTCTTGTTCCAGTTCATTTATCATTATATCAGCCACGGCTTCAAAAGTATATCCCAACTCTCTATTAGCTGTATAAATGATATCATCACCAAAACAAACAATTGAAATAGTATCTAAAAATTTTGAAAAAGCAGTATACCCTGTAATTTTACGAAAACAATACCAATGATACAACACATTTACAATACAATTTAATACAGTGGTAAGAACACTACCAGAAGGGTTGCCATGTTCATCACCAAATACAGTTTTTCCTGCAACACAAATTGTGGCAAGATTTTCATCCAAAAGTACATATAAAATATTAGCGTGCTCAGTGAGATCTTGCTCACTATAAAGTCCAGAGCCACGCATAGCATTAATAATAGTGGTTACAATTACATCAAAAGCGACAAGCATAAAATCACGGCGCAAATTGCCGTCAAAAGTGCCAAAATCAGCATCACAAGCTTCATTCCCTTTGGACATCATATGATGATATAATGCTGTCCATTGGGGCGAGGTTACGTTGATTCCAACACCATGTTGCATTTTTAATCCTAATTTTGTCCATTCTGTTTTAAATTTAAGAAAATATTTTCTAGCCAAAATTACTTTGTCAAGTGGAAAAGCCATAAATACACGTGGTTTGTGTACCTTATCTAAAGGACGGGTTTCATCCTTTAAACAACACTTGACAAGAGACAATGTTCTTACTTTTGATTTTGCAAGTTTTTCTGTTTCTTCAATAACAGATTTCAATTTATTCGCTTCTGCGTTATCAGCATATTGTCTCTTAATTACCAAATTATTATATGAATTAACAACAGATACAGTATCAAAATAATGGTCTTTCTTAAAACTACGATGTTCTTCTACACCAGACCATGGCAAACCAGCACTAGTTCTCAAATCCAATGGATGTGAGCAATCATCTCCTTCCTTACCGTTTAACACCTCGTCGATGTTGGAAGCAGAGAGGTCCAAATGACCCATAAGTTCTCCATAATAATCTATCATATCGGATTTCATATCAGAAAGAACTTCTGGATCAACTTTATTTTTGAAGTTTTTACCGTACTTCTTAATTCTAGTGGTTGCCAAATTATATTCTCCGTTTTCATCTACATCTAATTCACAAAGTTTACTTTCATCTACATCCTCCACCCGAAAAGCGGCTGGAGCACCAGTTACATCAAAAATTCCATGAAAAGGGTGTTTTGTTAAAGCGGTTTTTGCAGCTAATTTAGACAAATAAGGAATTTCTCCTATATATTCGAATTGACCATCTGGCATGTTCTTCGATTTACCATCTACTATTTCTTCTTTAACTTGATCCAACAAATCAATTACTGGATAAGAAGAATACTGGTAATCTACTTGTTCATGACAAAAACTCTCTTCAATTACAGTAGGCGTTTTACATTTATAATCACCCTTCATAGAATCAATCATCTGCTTTGTCAAAATAGCAGAATAAGCAAGGTCTGAAGAACCCATTACATGCATACCAATAATTTTGTTGATATAATTATTATCAAATAATACAATAATTCCACCACAATCACCCTTCGAAGTTATCGGAGAAGTGGTCATGGCTGCTTGAACAGAAAATAATCGATCATATTCTCTAGATTTATTTGGTCCTAAATTTACCAATTGATGAGTTACTACACTAGTATTTACAAGTTGACACATGTTATAAGAAGGTATATGTTGCAAAGCTAAAGGTGCAAAAGTTGATAAACGTAAATAAT